GCCCCAGCAAGGCCCAGCACCGGCAGACATCATGGCTGCTCTATCCTCTCGTAACCCTATGGCTGCTGTGTCAGCTATGCAGGCTCCCCAGCTATCCCAGATGTTCGGGCAGCAGTTCAGGGGCCTTATAGGAGGTCTCAGAGGGCAGCCAGCGGCTATGACTGGTAACGAAGCCTACACACAGGCTGTACAGCAGTTGTCGGCACAGCCTGACTTTATGAATACTTCTGATAGCTTGGCTAAGTTGGCAGCAGCGGCCTCTGCGGTGGGTAGGACACCAGAGGCTATGCAGTTCTCGATGCTGGCAAGTCAGGCTAAGGCACAAGAAGCAGAAAGGAACAAAGCCATAACATCACAGTCTTTGCAGCGTAACACTAATATCAATGCCGTGGGTCAGGCAATAGCCTCTGTAGATGCTGCCAAGTATCCTGGGCTGTCTAATGCCCTTGAGGGATACAAGAATCAATTATCTTCTGAGCAAACTCCATCAGACCCTGACAAGATTCAGACAACATTGAATAACTTGTTTGAGCGGTATAAGGTGGACAAAGAAGCTCAAACAGGGATGACTCAATATCAGACCGCTGAACTGTATAAATCATTCACTGCGGATAGCATACGCGCTCATCTGGCAAATCCTAATTCGCCTTTGGTGCCTTTGGACAAAGAAGCTCAAACACTTTCTCCGAATACATTATCAACTCTCTACAGCCAGTACACACCAGAAAGCGTCCAAGCATTTGTAAGCAATAACAATGCTATTTTGGTGCCTCGCCCTGAAAGGGCTAAAGAACTGTCCCCAGCAGAAGAAGTTAATATGCTGGACACGGCTATCAACAGAAACCCTACTTATTCCAAAACAGCCGATAACATAGCTCAACTACAGCAGGTGATTGAGCTTAAGCCGCTCCTTGATAGTAATAACCCCCAAGCCTTTACTGTTATTAGCGCAGTCTTGCCGCAGCTTGTAGGTTCTAACTCAAGAGCACAAGCTGAGATCGATGCTTTCAGAAGCCGTGTAGGCATAAAAGAATCTATTGGTGACTGGGCTGCTAAACTAACTGGCGGAACTGCTACTCAAGAAACCAAAAATAACTTGGCTGAGATCATAAACATCCTAGATGCCAATTTCACTGCACAGCGTCAAAGAGAATTAGATCAGGTTGTCAATAACTTCAAAGGAGTAATATCGGAGGAGAGGCTGAACAACTGGAAAGCCAATCTCATGTCAGATTTGACTCCAGATTCCATTGAGTCGATTGTCAATCGTGCCCTTAACCCTTGAATTGGTAGCTAATCCCAATGGCTCTCACTAGAGAACAACTAGAGCAGGCGATACAGAACCTTAACACCAAGGTTAATGACCCTGCGTTAAGCAGTGCTGAACAAGCACAAGCTAGGACTGATCTGACTAAGCTATCCGTAGCGTGGAAGCAGCTTGGGGCGCAGCCAGCAACCCAACCGTTGACTGAAGCAGCTAGTCCTGAAAGGTCTAATTACCTGGCAGACAGGATGAAGTTAGGCTTTACTGATTTCCTATCAAGAGCTTTGCCTGACACGGTAAGGCCCTACGTCTTTGACTATGAAGAACCATCAACTCAAGGTGTTGATCTCGCTACGCAGGGTGCAACACTAGCGCAGGAGAGTCAAAGGCGAAGGGCAGAAGCTGTCCAGCAGAAGGCCCAAGAATGGTTTGGCGCAGGCGCTCCACGTGCAGCTTCTGATAACTTAGAGCGGTATGCCGGTATTGCCTTGGAATCTATTGCCAGCGATCCAGTAATGTCAGTGCTGGGCGGCAAGGGGGTCACAGGTGTTGCTGGCTCCCTCCTAAGCTCTGGTGTTTCTGGTGTGGCTGGTTCCGTAGGTTATGACGTTGTAGCTGAAACCGCAAATTCATTAGGAGCATCCCCGGAGTTGCAGGACACACTGGGGCAGCTAGGGGCAGCAGTGACTGGTGGTGTTGTCGGTCTCAGCGCCACAATGGCCTCCTCTGCGATAAATACTGCTCAACAAGGGCGTAGGGTTCTTAGCGAGAATAGGGACATCCAGCGATCCTTGGATACAGCGTCTGACTACATTGTAAGCAGCGGGATGCGTCAGGTAGTTGATGATATTGTCACTGCTGATCCCAACATCGATGCCAATATTGAAGCTATCAGGAACATATCTAGACTTGTGCCTAAATTCAAAGTAGGCCCAGGTATTGCCTTATACGACAACGCCGTTATCCGTAAGAACATGGAGACCTTACTTAAGGAATCCCCTCAGTTCAGAGCCTCAGTAGAGGCTTCCTTGAAGGATTTAGGCAATGCAATAAAAGTAAGGCAGGAGGCTTTGTTCGGAACTGCGAGCAATGCTGATGTTGTTCGGACTGTTACATCTTCAATTGGTAATTACGGTGTGAAACTAAATGCTGCTCAACGGCGCATTGATAACATCGATAACACTATAGGTACCTTGGTTAATAAGGTGAGAACAGCCAAAGAGCCTGTAGATATTGGCACTGCTGCTACTAAACTCATGGAGGCTAAAGAGGCTGCTCTGAGGACAAAGAACTCAGCACAGTATGAATACTTGTTAAACAAATACACAGAAGCTGGCTTAGAGTTTCCAGCAGAGAGTGTGCAAAAGCTACATGAGTTTGTTGGTGGTGTGACAATGGAAAGATTGTTTACACCATTCCCTACGTTGGTTGGGAAGATGAGGCAATACTTGACCCCGAAGGTCTCAGAAGCCCCGCCACAAGCTCCTTCTATGATGTCATTGTTGTCTGGGCGTCCAGCAGCAGCGACCCCTACTCAGACGTATCAGCCTCTGACATTGCGTCAGCTTGATTCTTTGAAACAGGAAGTAAATAAAGCAATACGACAAGCAAGGACTCCTAATTCTAATTTAGGAAACGCACTTCCTTCTTTGAACATTCTGAAAGATACGCTTAGAGCGGAAATACTTGCCCTTCCTGAGTTTGGCAAGGCTTACTTAGATGTCGATGCCGCTTTCTACAGGGAATTGGGTATTCCTTTTGATAGTGCTGGGTTGTCTCAACTGGATAGTCTGAAGTTCAATGAGACTGTTGGTAATTACCTTAGCAAACCAGAAAGGGCTGCTGACTTCTTAGCTTTTGTGGGAGATGCTGGTTATCCGATTGTCAAGGACTCTATCCTGTTGCGTATGCGGCCTAGGATATTCAGTCAGGATGGTTCTTTCAAACCTGACGCCTATGCTAAGTTTCTAGCAGAGAACGGGGCTGTAATAAACACAGTACCTGGCCTGAGGGCGGAGCTTAATGATATCGGCTCTACAATTGCTCAGATGGATGCCACAAAGGCTAGATTGGATGCGCAGGCTAAAGAAGCTGACATGGCGCAGGCAGATAACTTCCTTAAGGCTGTAAATGAGAAGGGTTTGAATGCTGCCATCAATGATCTACTGATCCGACCTGAGAAACTGGTGAATTACACCAATACTCTGAACAAGCTCGACCCTGATAGCGGCGAGCGGGTGAGGAATGGCATTAGGACTGCCTTGCTGAATAAAGCCTTTGATAGCCCTGAAGGCGCAGCAGCCTTCATTGCAAAGAACCCTGAAGTATTCAATGGCTTCTTTGGCTCAGCCTACACAGCTAATGTCAAAGCCTTGGCGGATGCTTATGACATCATGCGGCGTATTGATCCCAGTAGAATGACCTTTGCTTTTTCCTACAAGGAAGCAGATGCATTGCAGAGGGCTACGGGAAGTTCAATGCCACAGGTGGGTTCTATCTTGCGTGACAGGATCAGCAGCACAGCACAGAAGGTATCTATTCTGCTGTCACGATGGTTCACTAAACGCACAAGTGCTAGGAGGGATACTGAGATAATGTCTTTGTTAGCATCCCCTGATGCGCTTGATAGAATATCCTCTACAGCATCTGCATACCGCGCCAATCAAATAGATGCTAAGGAATTCCTACAGCGTATCACTGCTGCTATCCCCCTTACGATTGTACGCACTCAATCACTGGCGCAGACGGGGGCTGAAGTAGAAAAGAGGACACCAGAGGTGAAATAAAAAACCCTGCATAGTAGGGGCGGACTATGCAGGGCGGAGGCAAGCTACAAGAGCTATTGGTGTCTTATTGTAGGTCAGCTCAGGAGGGGGATTTCATTACTTCTAAGAGCTTGTTCAAGTACCACTGTGCTTTGTTTAAGTCCTGCTGAGGTTTGCCCTTGTAGTTGTATCGCCAGAGATACTTAAGGGCATTACCTTTCAAATATCCTTTAAACTCTTGCGGAGACATTGAAGCCTCAATAGCTTCGATGCACTCCACCTTTCCGTTATTATAGTGGGGTGGGTGATTTACTTCATCTACCTTCACTGTTGTTGCCATAGTGTTATCCACAAAGCGAGGCAGCCTACGCTCGCTGTACTGGTCATTCCTCAAAGCATTCCACTCCTCTGCTGTACCAGGCATATCACTCTCCGTATTTCTTTCTCAGGTAGTTAAGGCTGACGGGCATCTCATCGAAGGCTCCGTCCCTTACATCATTAAGCATCCAGATACCCCGCCAGCTACCGTTCCCTTGGTTGCCGAGGTAGTCTTCCTCATGTTGGTAGAAGATACCAGCAAACAATGCCGTCATCCCCTTACCATCTGCCCTGCGTCCGTAGGCTATGTCCCTGTCCTGTACATGGCCCATGATGCAACTCATATGCTTCTTAGTCAAGAGAGCCTTAGCACTGGTGACGGGCCTCAGCATGGCACCGGAAGGGAAGTAATGACTGAAAGCAACACCATTGATGACAAAGACCTCAAGGAAGTCATACACCTCAAAGCCCCACTGCTCTAGGCCAAAGTCCTGATAGCCCATCATGCCTTCCAGCATGGCATCGGTGTTGATGGCTCTTTCAATCCTCTCCTCATGGTTACCTATGCAGAAGATCAGCCGAGGTCTCCATACCTTGTGCTTGTTAGTGCGCTGGCGCTCCTGCTCTTGGATGATAGGGGCCATGAACTTAGCCATCCCCAGTCTCCCAGCTTCGATGTCCTTGGTGTATCGCCTGCCTTCAAAGGACTTCTTACCCTTGTCGTAACTGCTTAGGCTAGGCATATCCCAGTGGTCACCAATGAAGACAATGACATCAGGATACTTCTCTACTGCATACTGCCCTGCCCAAGTAAGATGATCCAAAGGCACTTCAGGCTTTACTTGGGTGTCTGGAATAACAAGTATTCTCATTTAATTCCCCATGATGCAGGTATGGTGTCTTCAGTGAAGTACCTGAAGCCGTTAAGGACTGCCCAGTCACCATGCGTCAGCCGAGTACCATCTACGCGCTTCCTTGCCCCCGGCATTGGTGTCTGAGCATTCCAGAAGATGAACACAAGTTCTTCGTTCTTATCCAGCCCCTGCTTTACATCAATGTACTTCCTAGCCTCGCCCCTGTCCCTGAAGCGTCCCTTGGCTTCTATGAAGACTGTCCAGCCTCCTTTGACTCTGTTATCGCGGTAGATGAAGTCAGGATGATAGGTCTTTACCTGAGTGTACTCTACCGTCTCTGTATGGCACTTACAGGCCCTTAGCTGGCGCTGGTGTAGCTCATACTCGAACCATGAGTCATAGCCTTTAGGTGGCTTCTGCTTGCTTCTTTTCTTCACTGCCTTGGGCCTCGGTATCCGTAGGGGGTATCCATATCTCACTCTCGTACCGCCTTAGCCATAGTAGCTTCCCGTTCTCAATCACTCTGGCAGTGTCACCTTCGTACATCTCAACACACTTCTTAAACAACTGTAGCTCTGTCTTGCATCCATCCAAGGCTTTCATAGCCTTCGCTGGCCCTATGCCTCGGATGCCTATGACATTGTCTACCCTGTCCCCTGTGAGTATCTGGCTGTAGAAGAATACCAAACCTTTCCAAGGGGTGACGGTGTAGTGGATGTCTTTGACAAAGTTATAGTGCTTACCAGGTATCTGATCCAAGTCCTTGTCGATTGAACAGATGATGCAGTTAGCCCCACGCTCTGTAGCCTCTATGGCGATTAGATCGTCTGCTTCTTCACCAGAGGAGACTACAGAGGGGTGTCTGTCACGCAGGTGGCTACGGACAGTGTCGAGATGCTCAGGCTTCTCTTTTGGCCTGTTGCCCTTGTAGGGGGCTGTGGTGGCAAGGGTGTTGCGGTAGTTCCCCTTGCCTGTCAGAAACACCTTGTAGTCATCGTTGACTGCCGTTGCGGTCTTATTAACGATGTTCCTGACATAGGTGTCAGCGATGGTGAGCAGGTCTTCTACCGACTCAGCCTCTTTCGAAAACACGGTACGG